CTGTTCGGCAAGGTCGCCGAGATCGCCGGCGAGTACCTGCGCAAGGGTTCGCAGTGCTACATCGAAGGCCGCCTGCAGACTCGCGAGTGGGAAAAGGATGGCGTCAAGCGCTACACCACTGAGGTTGTCGTGGACATGAACGGGACGATGCTTCTGCTTGGCGGGCGCGGAGAAGGCAGTGGCAACCAGCAACAAGCGCCTCGCCAGCAGCAGCGCCAACAGCGGCCGCAACAGCCAGCGCAAGAGCAGTTGCCCCCAGACGCTTACGATGACGACATCCCGTTCTAAATCAATGACTTAGGGCGCTTCGGCGCCCTTTCTCATGGAGCTACAAACATGACCATGAAGCTCTACCAGCTGGCCGACGAGTACCAGCAAGCGCTCGAGGTGCTGGATGACCCCGAGCTGCCGGAAGAAGTCGTGCGCGACACCCTGGAGGCGCTGCAAGGCGAGCTCGTGCAGAAGGGCCAAGCCGTCGCCGCCTACGCGCTCAACCTGTCCGCTGAGATCGAGGCACTGAAGGCGCACGAGAAGCGTGTAGCAGCCAAGCGCAAGGCTCTGGAAGGCCGCGAGGAATGGCTGCGCGGCTACCTGAAGTCAAACATGGAGCGCTGCGGCATCAACGAGATCAAGGCCATCGACGGCACGTTCACCGCCAAGCTCGGCAAGGGCCGGCCATCAGTAGTGATCGACGACGACAAGCTGATCCCGGATGACAGCGAGTTCGTGCGGTGGAAGCGCGAAGTCGACAAGACAGCCATCGCCGCAGCCATCAAGAGCGGGCAGGAAGTGCCAGGCGCTCACCTGGAAACACGACCTACCCTTCGCATCGCATAACCATGGCGCCCAGCGCGCCCTCCTCCCCGGTACACACCCATGCTCATAGACAACCATGCCATAGCGCAGGGCGAGGCTCTGCGCGCGCAATTAGACCTGGCCGCGAAAGTGGCGGCTTGGGAAGCCAAGAACGGTCCAGTTGAGACGCAGCCGATCCGGCCACACGGAAAGACAGGCCCCTTCCGCATCAGCTGCCCCGAGAAGAAGGAAGCGGCCAAGGCCAAAGCGCGGCAGAAGATGATCGAGCCGCGTTCAGCAGAGCGCAAACGCAACGGCGAGCGCATCGGCGCCATGCTGAAGATTGGCGTACCGGTGCGGATCATTGCCGAGCGCATCGGCATAGCTGAGCGATCCGTGCGCCGGATCATGGCGGAGGACGGGATCACGCCATGAAGCGAAACATTCCCCGCGCCCGGCTTGAGAAGTTCAGTCGCTCACTGTTGCGACTGCATCGCGTCGCCGTTGTCCGCATGCAGAACGACGACCAGTACCTGATCGACTGGCGCGACGCCCGAGCCATTGCCCCAAGCCCGCAGATCATGGGCGCGCTCTGCGATATCTCGCACCGCTGGGTCATCTACATCGGCGCCTTCTGCATGGACGCGCAAGGCAAGCCCTACATGAAGTCGACCGAGATTGCGCCGGAAGGCATGTTCAAGTCCGAGACGCTAGCCGGCGTGCTTGAGCACTGTTACCGCGAGCTGCTGGATGGCTGCAACCCGAACCACCTGATCGGCTCCGGCTGGATAGCAATGCCGGGCGGCACGTCGCTGGACGAGACGCAGGCCGCGCGGATCTTCGAGGCGTGCGGGGCTTGGCAGGTACAGGCCGCCGCATGAACGCACCAATATTCTGCCGCACGGACGGCAAGCGGATCGGCCAATGCGCCTGCTTCCGCTGCCGCCCACCGGAGGCTCCATGCGACCCAAGACCCAAATCTGGCTGCACAAGCCGACCAATACCCGCCACTACATTGCCGGATCGAACGGTGCCGCGTTCCTGATGCAGGCGCTGAGCCGTAACCCGCGCTACGCCACCGAGGCGGAACTGAACAACGCTGCCATATGGAGCAAGGTATGAACGACACACTGAAGGTAGCCGGGCGAATCGGCGCTGAGCTGGGGGCTGCGAAGGCGGAGAACGAGAAGCTGCGCGAGGTGTTGCGCTGTATCGCAGACCTGCCGATGGACCGGTGCAGTACTGAAAACGACTATCGATTGTCTGCCGCAAAGGCTATCGCGCTCGGCGCCCTATCCCAGCAGGCCGAGCCCACCGAAACCTACACCGCCGTCGACATGGCCACAGCCGCAGCGCAGGGGTTCAGGGATGGGCAGGCGGCAGTAGAGCAAGCCTCGGCGCAGGATGAGCGGGAGGCCTTCAAACGCGCCCTGCACAGCCAGCGCGTCTTCAAGCTCAGCTCGGCAACGATTAATGCGGCAGAGTGGGCATGGTTCCACCGCCCCGCGCAGACCGAGCAGCAGCCGGTGGCTGTGCCGGAGGGCTGGAAGCTGGTTCCTGTTCAACCTACAGCAGAAATGCTGGCGGCCGTCACAACCTCAACCTTTGAGCCTCTGCGCCAGGAAGCCATGAAGATGGCGCGGGAGGATTATCAGGCCATGCTCTACGCCGCCCCCATCGCGCAGACCGAGCAGCAGCCTGCTTACGTTGAGTGCCGCGAGTGCACCGACTGCGGTCATGTCGGCATCAACGACGCTCACCCGAAAGACGCGACGTGCGCGATGTGTGACTGGAGCGGGCCAAGCCCGGTCGAGGATCAGTGCCCTGACTGCGGCAAAGAGAACGCGATGGGAGCAGCCTGCCCTAAATGCAGCGGCCGCTATCGGATTCTGGCCGAGACACACGTTGCCGCCCCCATCGCGCAGACAGCCCAACGAGGTGAAGCATGAGCAAGGTATTGGTTGATCGGGATCTGCTGCTACAGCTGTTCCGCTGCTGGGATTGTGGCTTAGAAGTCGATAATGAGTTGGCGCAGCTACGGATAGCGGCGGCCCAGCCCGCAGAGGCGGAAGGGGTCGTAATAAAAATTGAATGCACGACCTGTCGCGGAACCGGGAGCTTGGAATTTGAGGGAGGCGCCGTAGTTAAGGATTGCGCCCCATGCAAGGGAACAGGCCGCGACCTGAAAGCAGAAAGGTACGCGCTAGCCGCCAGGCTTGCGGAAACCAGCGCCGCCCTCTCATCCGTGACCGCCGAGCGGGATAGGCTGCGGGAGGAAATGGCCGAGCTATGGAAGCGGATCGACAAGTTCCAAAGCCAGGCGCACGGCATCTCCGCGCTGGCGGAAATCGAGCGGCTCCGCGCAGAGTCCGAAGCGCTTAGAGCTGACGCCGAGCGTTTCCGCTGGCTAGCTCACCAGGGCGATGCGTGTCAGTGGATGAACATCATCCGCGTTGATCCTGACGACTTTGAAAGTTACGCAGAGGCGGTAGACGCCGCCATGGCTGCGAAGGAGGCGTGAATGGGCATCACAACGAAAACCATAACCGTCTGCTGCTGTGATGTTTGCGGATCGGAGTGCGTGCCGGAAGACGGCGAAGTCCGCATCCAGGTAAACAGCGGCGACCGCGACGTTGGGCCGGCGCATATCCGCGGCGTCTTGGTATTCGACCAGCCATACGGCTGCACAAGCGGCATTGTGTGCCGTCCGTGCAAGCTCAAGTGGCTGGCGGTTTATCTTGAGCGCGAAGCCAAGGCAACTTGATCCGTCGCGCCTAACCCCCTAACCCAATAACCCCACCCAAACACACAGCCTGCCGGCGAGAGTCGGCGGGGAGGATTTGCACGCCATGAAGAAATCAGACGCGAAACGAATTGCCGAGGCGGTAACCAGCGAGCAGCTGGCGGAAATGTTCGAGCGGGCGAAAGTCGGCGTTACCGATTGGGAAACCGCAAGCACGGTTAACAAGGGCATGAGTAGAGGGGCAGCCTGGAACATTCTCTGGTGCTGCTTCAAGGACAATCCAAGCCCGCGCCCAACGGCAAAGGTGAACATGATCTGGGAGTTCGGAGAGTTTCTAGAACCGGCCCTGATTCCAGCCAAACCATCCCGGCGAGCCCTTCCCGCCCCGCATCACCAAGAGCCGAACTTCGCTTGAAGGAGATAGACATGCAGCACACAGACAAGGTGCCTGCCGTGATCATGCGCCAGCTTAAAGGCCGAACCGGCACCGGCCCAATCGACAACCTGGCGATGTACGAAACCCAGCTTGAGTGCCCGCAGTGTGGGGCGCTTGAGGTCTTGCATATCCCAGAACAGGCCGGCACCTGCCACGGCGGCGACTTCACCAACACCTGCATCGAGTACCACTGGTGCGAGGCGTGTGATGCCTACCTGACCGACAAGGAGCCAGCGCCATGAGTCTATACCAATCATTCAAGCGCCTACCGGAGCAGGAGCAGAAGCGCCAGTTTGAAATCCTCGCCAAGTCAGACATGCAGCGAATCCGCATGGAAGTCTGGATTGAGGAAGAAGGCGAGCGCACGAACGTGTGCGTGAAGAATGTCCTCGGCAAGCGTTGCAGTTACTGCGGCTGCCGGGAATTGGAGGGGTGAGGGATGAAATTGAGCCTTGAGAAATGGGCGGAAGCGAACTTCGATCCGGCGCCGACGCTCAACACGCTACGGCGGTGGGCGCGGGAGGCTAAGATTTTCCCCGCCCCGGTGAAGCATGGGCGCAGCTATTATGTTGAGCCAGACGCACAGTACATCGAGCCAGGCACGCTTGCCGGGCGCATCGCGAGGGATCGACATGGCGCCAAGGCCGCGTAAGACCGGTTCGAAAGACCTGCCGCCGAACCTGTACCGCAAGACGGATAGCAGGAACGGCGTCACCTATTACAGCTACCGTGACCCGCTGTCAGGAAAGTGGTACGGGCTTGGCTCCGACAAGGCGCAGGCCGTGCGGGAGGCTGTGCACGCCAATCATGCCGGCGTTAAGATGCAGCCGGCACTGGTTGAGCGAATAGCAGCCGCACCGGTCCGCAGGTTCTCGGAATGGATCGACGAGTACCGCAAACTCTACGCCGAGCGAGATGTATCTGACCGCAGCAAGGAAACGGTGCGCATGAGGCTCAATCGGTTGAGCGAGGCGCTTGGGCACCTTGACACGGAAAGCATCGGGACGTTTGAGATTGCCGCCTACCTGAAGACCTTCACGGATGAAGGCAAGGCGCAGATGGCGAAGGCAATGCGGTCACTGCTGAGCGACCTGATGCGCGAGGCGATAGCGGCTGGATGGCGGAAGGACAACCCGGTCGAAGTGACGCGGGCCGCGAAGGTGAAGATCAAGCGCGAGCGGCTGACCCTGGAGCTATGGAAGGCGATCTATGCGGAGGCTAAGCAGCCGTGGCTGAAGCGCGCGATGGAGCTTGCGGTGCTGACCGGCCAGCGGCGAGACGATATCGCGGCGATGCTGTTCAAGGACGTGTACGACGACCATCTGCACATCATCCAGGCGAAGACCGGCGCACGCCTGCGAATCAGCACGAAGCTGCGTCTGGAATCGCTGGGCCTTGAGTTGGGCGAGGTGGTTAAAGCCTGCCGAGATGCGGTAGTGTCCAAGCATCTCGTGCATCACAGCCGCACCGTGAGCCGCGCAACGCCGGGGATGCCGATCATGCTGGACACGTTGACCAGCGCGTTTGCAGCCGCACGGGACCGCACCGGCATTGAGTTCGGGGCGAGCCCTCCGACCTTTCACGAGATGCGCTCACTGGCTGCCAGATTGCACGCCGCGGAAGGCCGAGATCCGCAATTGCTGCTCGGCCACAAGTCGGCAGCGATGACAGCGCTCTACCGTGACAGCCGGGGCGCCGAGTGGATCGACGTGGCATAATCCGCGACTGAGTTTTGGCGAGGTTTTGGAGAGGAATTGGAGGGAATGAAAGCACCCTGTAAAATCAGGCACTTACGCCTCTATGGTATCAAAGCCTGGGACGCCGCACGGATCAGGCTCAACGCCTAGTGCCGCGCGGCTTTCGGCCATTTTCCACGCTCAGAAATCCGCTCTTTTGCGCAATCTCCCGCGCCAACAGAATCAAACACTTACGTTTGCGTTTTGGGGAAGGAATTTCCCCTATCTCAGCCCGTCCGGGCAACACAACTCCTCCCCTGATCATCCAATAAAAGATACGCACAAATAATATTGCGCCCGCTATAAGGTGTGTGTATATTCAAACCATCGAAGGGCAAAAAGCCCAGACCGGCACCTCGCGGAATCAGGGGTGGGGAAAAACATGATCATCGCCCTCGCCCACGACCATTTCGATGCCGACAAGCTGGACGCCGTAAAGGCCGAAATGACCTTCCTTGGCGCTCCGGTTATCAAAGCTGTATGGATGGAGTGCTTTGGCCACTGGGCCGCCCTTGAAGGCTGCCATCGCATCCGCGCCGCCGTCGAGCTTGGCCTGACTCCTGTAATCGAAGAAATCGAGTACAGCGAAGACGTCACGCTGGCCGAGCTGGCCTGCGACGATGCCGACGAGGGATATACAGTCGCGCAGATCGCCGATGACTCCTACCGCACCGAAACCATCACCTTCGAGAGTTGAGCAATGAGCCACGACAACCGCAGCCGCATCACCATCGAGCAGCCAGGCAAGCCAATGCTCTACCAGGCAACCGACCTGCCAGGCTGGGAGATGGTCGGGACCGTGACCCGCGGCGAAGGCGATACCGGTGCCCTAGTGCGCAATCTGACCACTGGCAACTACGCGCAAGCCAATGCCGGGTCGATCCGCACACTCGACCAACGCAAAGTGCGCGCTGCGATAGATCCGGCCGCGAAAAAGCTCGACGGCGGGAAACGGGTCAACGTCTATCTGGATGAGGCCAGCTTGACCCGGGCGGCGGAGCTAGGCGGAGGGAATGTGAGCGAGGGGATTCGCAAGGCGCTAGCGGCTGAGTGATCTCGCCCACTCCTGCAGATACTCGAGTGCGGCCTGGTCCTGCTTCATTCCTCGGCGGATATCCCAAACAGTTCGTCCAGCTGCTGCACTGAGTTCGACGCTGGCTGCATCGCCCACGCTGCCGGCGGCGGTGGCGGCGGACACAATGGCGTCGGCTCTGGCAACCTTGACTTCGATCCGCAGGCGGCGACGCTCATCGTCAGCAGAGCTATACAGACGCTCGAGGCGATCGTTTTCGGTGAGTGCATGGGTCAGTTTCTCGGTTGATTGTTGGTCGGCCTTGGCCAGTCGCTGCTCGAGCGCGAGGCGGTCGGCCCGCTGCTTGAGGATCACCGCGGCATTTGCCTCGGCAACCTGGCGCAGATGGGTCTGGTGCTCGGCCTGCGCCTGCGCGGCGTCAGACTGCGCCGATAGCACCCGGATCTGCTGCCCGCCGGCCACAACAGCCAGAGCCAGCACCCACCAGGCCCAGCTGGGCACGAGCTTCAGCCAGGCGGTCATCTCATCACCTCACGAACTGCAGCAGCGTAGTTCCGGCCCCACTTGGCGCGGAGCTTTGCGCGCTGCTCAGCTGTTCCGCGATCGTATGCGCCTGGGCGCCACGTCTTCAGGTACAACCGCCAGCCCCCTTCCACGTCATCCGGGCTCGGCAGCCGGCCGGGATCGCTCCAAAGCAGAAGGCGAGCCAGGCCAGCGGCCAGCACGTCGTCATGCTCAATGGCATTCCAGATCGACCGGTTGTCAGGCGCAACGCCTCGAGCTCGGTACAGACCTGCGGCATAGTCTTCGGTCGCCTCATGGGTGCGAACTCCGGCCACCATCCCGCCGCCGAGCTCACCCTGCCAGAACGACCGGGCCGGGCCGTTGCCCATCTGGCGACGGTGGACGAATCGGCTTTCCTGCAGCCCGATAGCCAGCAACATAATCTCAGCCTCTCGGCTCGACATACGCGCAGGCAGCAGCGCGAGAGCGGGCGCTATGGCTCGCTCCCGTATTTCAGAGAGGGTCATGGGAAATCCTTCAGGCAGAAAAAAGCCCGCTCGTGGCGGGCTCAGTGTTGGTGGCGGGACGCTCTCTTAAGCGGGCTAACGCGAGTTAGGGTCATGGGCGAACATAGGCAGCACTCGGCAACCCATACGCGAACCGTACGGCGCCCCGAATACGCATAGATATGATTGAGTCGTAACCACTCGGCTGAATACCTGCGCTCTGCCAAGAGAGGCCGGCGCGGTATTTGTAGCCGGCACCTGCGGCAAACTGCTGACCAGCCGCAGAGCGTACCGCACCCAGATACCATTTACCCAGGTCCGACGCGAAAACCAGGGGGGCGGTATTGTCGACGTAACGCCCGTCGCCCACCTCATACTCTCTATCCATCCATAGCGTCAGCTGCCCGTTGGTTGGCTCCTGTAGAACCAATGCCCAGGCATTAGGGTACGCAGACTTGGCACCAGAGTCGTTTGCCGTCCCATTTATGAACGCCTCTCTCGCGACGTTATCGCCGCCTAGAACCAACTGGGTTCCCTGATAACCGAACGTCAGCGTTTGCAGCGCGTAATCGGTATAGATGCGTACAGGTTCAATCGCATTAACATCAGCCTGAACAGTCATCCCACCAGGCCAGAATTCAATGTTGAATGCTTGGCGGATGATCGGCCTGGCCGTGGTCTTGGTGTTGTACCCCTGCAGCTCGTTTATAACGTTCACGGTCACGGCGGTGGCGTAACCGGAGCGGTTAAACCCTACAGGCGCGCCGTCAGCCAATATCTGAAAAAGCTTGTTTGATGCAGTCGGATCGCCGTCAGAACCACCTGTTGATCCGTGGGAACCACCAGTAAACGCTAATGAGCCGCCGTCTCCGTTGTTTACTGCGGCGACTTGCATCGGCGGGAGGTGATCGCTGCCGGTGGACATGATCGAAACCCAGGAGGCCGAACCAAGATCAGTTCCGCTGGCTATCCAGGTCTGAGCAATATTCGGGAGCCCGTTCACACCAACCGGACCGAACTTTATCCGGTAGCAATTGCTTTTGCTGGCCCATGCAACATAAAGGCTGCTCGCGTCTGTAGACCATTGCAGCGGATATACCTGCGGGATAGCCGAGGCGGCGCTTTGGTAGTACCTGCTCGGGTCGATAATATAGCTATAACCCGGCTGGGCGCTTGTATTCCCTGATATGTGTGTGCCGTAGGCTGGTAGGCGAGCTGTATCCAGAGTAATTTTAAATGATAGTCCGGGTACGTTTGGGCTATTTACTACAACCGTCTGGACGCCGGAGCGGGGAATATCGGGTGCAGGGTCTTGCGCCGCTACAACAGTGAGCGGGGCGTCAGGACCAGACGCGAATGTTGCTGCGCTGTGCTCCTCAATGATCCAGCCATCGGGCGGGCCGCTGACGAGAGTGGTCCCGTTTTTGAAAAACCCAATGCGGTAATACTTGCCAGCTCTTGCCCCGTGGACTTCTACGTCTAGCAGCGCCGAAGTGAGCGTAGTTCTTACGGAACTAGTAACTCCAGCGCGGGTCATTACGCGCTCGGGGAAAACTTTTGTCTGGTTGATGCTTAAGGCGTCAATCGCCGCGCTGGGATAGCGCTTGACCTCTGTCGCGACCCCGGACAGATTGCGATAAAGCACAAGATATTCAGTGGTGTTTGACGCCGGGACCGAAAAATATTCGCCTTCGGTCGTGGCGGACACTCCAGCTGCCGTAGATGCAAATATTCCAGCCGATACTTGGGCGGCCGTCGCAGCCGCCTCGGCTCGGTCCGCTGCATCGCTGGCAAGTCCAGTAGCTGCGGAAGCAGCTTGTTCCGCAACCCCGGTAACCGCCTCGTCTACCTGGCTAAGCGCGCTCTCTGCCTGCGCAGCCGCAGCTGTAGCTTCTTGCGCGGCAGCGACAGCTTGAGCCGCAGCATCGACTGCGGGGTTTCCTGTGCTGGCGGCCGACTCTATCCCTTTATAGGTCAGGCGCGAACGCCCCAGTCGATCCTGGAAAGTCTCCTCCATGCTATTAGCAGCGATATCAAAGTTCGCTGCGTTGTCGTACAGATCCCGCGCGTCGGTCGAACCGACTGCATTTCCGGTGTTATAGGTCGTCATGACTGCTCCAATTAGCAGAATAAAAACCCAACGCCTCATGACGACACTTCCTTTCAAGAAAGCGCCGAGTATAAAGCAGTAGGCGAATTAATCCGCACGGCGTCCTTGCGGGCCGTGTCCGGTATGTGGTGTTGGCTAGTTGTTAGGCAGGCGGTGTGGCGTTGTCGTAGGTGTAGACTTCTGGCGCGTAGTTGACCGCCTCGACCGATGCGCCGTCAGTCCCGCTCGGGCTGATTGACGTGATCAGTGCCGGATAGCTCCAGCGGTTGACCGGCCCGAACAAGAGGTGCGGCGGCTCGATGCTCCACGAGGTGTCGGGCTCGAAGTCCAGGCCAGCGATCGACAGCCGATAATCATCGATGCGCGTTGCGGCATACGGGCCGGAAAGCGTGCCATCTGGCCGGCGAATACCGACCACATGAGCGCCACCGGCCGACCAGTCGAACGGCTCTGACGACTCGATGATGCCGTTGTCGTAGCTCAGCATCAGCGCGCTCTGGCCGTAGCCCGGCACGTCGTCGGCCACATGGCAGAACGACATAAACCCCGAATTAAGCGCATCAAGCTCAGTCGACCATCGATACGCCCAACGTCGGTACTTGTGAGCCATCCGCTGCCGCATTCCGAGGCGCCAGGCGCGCGTGCGGTTGGTGATGCCCTCGGCGGTGATCTTCTCAACTTTGCGCCCAATATCGCCCGGCAGCCGGCACTCAACGGTCTCCACCGACCAGGTGTTTTCGTCGACGTATTCCACATCCACGCCGTCGAAGTCGTCCGGGCCTACGGCGGAGAAGTCGCGCTCCAGCTCTTCTGTCATGTTCTGTGGCGTGTACATGTCAGTTTTCGGCGCGAAGGTCTGCTCCGGCGTGTCGCGCGGCTCATCACGAGCAGCAGACAAGCGCCCGCGCTCGATGGTCAGGTCGGCAAAGCCGGCTTTTAGGGCATGACCGATGATCTGCTTGACCGTTGACGCGGACTCGTAGGCCATGTCAAAGCGGTCGCCGCGCTGCGCCCATAGGGCTCCGAGGCGATCCAGTTCGGCGAAATCCAGGTCGTCATCGGTATAGCCGATGGATCGTGCAACGTAGGCCACGAACGGCACGATATCGCGCGTCGGCGTCTCGACATCCCATGCGCCGTCACCTGTTCGAACAGGCAGAACGCGCGTGACCTCAGCGGAAATCAGCTGCTCTGACTGTGCGGCCAAGCGGTTGCCGCCCTTTACGCGCACGGCCATCACCGTGACGCCCTCGTATGCGGTCGGCGACTGCAACTTGGCGCGCAGCCCGTACCACTCGACGCCATCGATGATCTGCGTGCTGTCAGATTTAGCGCCGATGCGCCTCAGCCGCACTTCGGGGCGCATCATGCTTGGCAACTGCAGCGACTCGGTATAGCCAAGCTGGTCAGCCTGTCGAGCCGCGTAGGTTTTGCGAACGGATGTCCAGGCGCCTGCAGCCGCAGAGTCGCGATACTGCAGCTCTACTGTCACCGAGACGGTGAACTTGCGGCCCTTCTTGTCGACGCCGACGATCCCGCCAGGGAACATAACGTCCCACTCGATATGACTCGCCAGCTCATTCGGCGGGCAGGCCATGAATGGGCCGGTCCAATCGCCCTCCTGCGTCGATGCGTCCAGGCTGATCAGCGCTTCGGCGCTGTTGAAGTCATCAAACCCGAGCCAGGCTTCAGTATCTGGTCCGCCCGTATCGGTCAGGCGCTCGACGCTGATCGCTGTAGTGCTCGCCGCCACCAGGCGATACCGCAAGCCGGCGTAACCTACACTCAGACTGAAGGTGCCGACCGGCAGTGCGGTCACGGGCGAGCCGTCCTGATAGTTCAGGGTCATCTCATCCGGCGCATCGAAGCCGGGCGTGTAGCTGTGCACAATAAAGCTGCCGGTGTAATCGCCCGCCACCTCAATGACCATGCCCACAAACGGGACCATCCAGGCCAGGTCGCCCTGCACAATATCCCGGTCAACCCCGCCGTCAACGATGGTGTACGGCCGCGGGGCTTCGATGCGCACGATCATGCCAGGCGCCCAGCCAGCCGGGAACGAGCCGGCACCGGACGGGATGGTGATGGTGTCGCCGCTGAATATGTAACTGGTTGCACTTGGCTGCGGCTCGACTTCATAGGTAGCTGTCAGCTCAAGCCCTGAGGAGCCTGTTGCCGTGGCGCCGACTTCCTCTGCGGTATGCCACCACTCTGCCGCCGACTGGCCTGCAAGCGACTGGCCTGGCTGGTAGATGGCATATTCCGCATCGCTGCCGAGGGAGATCAGCGGCGTATCGCCCACCAAAATGCGGCTGGCCGGAATCTCGAATTTGCCCTTTCCGATGCACAGCAGCATTTCCACCCACTGGTCACGCGGTGCCGAAAAGAAGCGATGCGGCGGCAGCAGGTAATCCGGGTAGACGCGGCGCTTGCCGGCGACTTCGCGGATTGGGTCATTGATGCGGACTTTGTTGCCCTTGGCCGACGCCTCGTTGAGCGCATCGCCTCGCCCCACTCCGCCGCCGCCTTTCGTCTGCGGCTTGGGCATTAGCGCGACGACGAGCACCGCAGCCGCCACTGCGACCGCCGCATAGACGAGCATCGCGGTCGCGCTGACCGGCTCCTTCGGCTCAGGCGTGATATCCACCACATCATCCGGCGTAATGACGAAACTATCCCACTCCTCGGACGGCACCAGGGCGCCATTCACTTCGAACGAGATCGGATGAACCTCGCGCTCCGAATAGCTCGCCACATTGGCGCGCAACCAGGCGCCGATGGTCATCGCCGAGCCGATGTGATGCGTCTCCAGCGGCTCGCCTTGGAGCTTGGACGGATAAATCCGAATCATGGTTTTTCCCTGAAATAGGCCACTTTGGCAAAGCGCGCCTCGAACCTTGGAACGCTGGACCAGCTCGGGCCGGTCTTGCTGCCGGTGTCGAGCACGGCCAGGCGCCCGTCGATCTCGACGACGATGGCGATATGCACGCAGATGCGCCCGCGCCAGACTGTGGCGATAGCACCAGGCCCAGGCCGGCACTCTTCGAACTCTGTCGCCGCTTGCTTGACGCAGCGCGTGAACTCGGCGGGCATGGTGTTGCGGACATGGCCGAACGACGGCAGATCGGACTTGCCGAACACCTCCTGTCGAACCAGCCGCACCAGGCCGTAACAATCCACGAACGGCAGTTCGCGCCCGCCGTCCCGATATGAGGAGGCGAGGTATTTGGCGAGCCAGGTCATAGGTAGCGGATGCCGGGAGCGAATGTGGCGGTGTACAGATCGCGCGGGAATGCGGTGTTGATCAGATCGAAGAAGCCGGCCGTAACCTGCACCGTAGAGCCCTTGATCTTGCCGTTGATCACCGTGGCGCGATAGACCTGCTCGCTCGGCGCGGTCAAGTCGCTGGCCAGATAGACGCGGAAAATCAGGCTCACCTTCGCCTCGGCCTCCAGTGCCGCGTCAATTTTCCGCTGCGCCTCGCCGGTCACGTTGTCGATTGCAAAAGTGAGGTTCTGCGCGCCGCTGTTCGTCTTCTTCGGCAGTGCGACGGCAATGCCCGAGGCCATGAATGTCAGCGGGCGACCGTCTTCGGTGATGCAATGCTGATCATCAAACCCGTTGCACAGCAGGATCGGCGCATCCCAGGCCGCGCACGCCAGCTCCAGCGTATAGATGATCACGTCGCCGCCAGAGGCATAGACTTGCTCGAGGATGGTCATGCTTCGGGCCACTCCCGGTTAAGCGCAAGGTCGATGATGCTCTGCTGCGCGATGAATCCGGGGAAGTTGCCCCAGCCTGGCGCCAGTATCGGGCGCTCTCGCAACTCAAGCTCAGCCGTAAAACGCCAGTGGCTTTTTCCAACGAGAGCCGGGCCTTGGTAAATGTCAGTGAATCGCGCTGCGTAGTTCTGGATGCCGCCCTCTGGCGTCTTCAGTTGACAGTCGAACCACTCCGAGCCTGACTTCAGCGCATCCTCAAACCATGCCTCGAACAGCTGCGCCTGAACGTCATCGAATATCCAAGCGACCGAAGCCATCGTCGGCACCGATGTAAACCGGCGCCGCTGCCTAGCCCGGCCACTCTGCATCTCCGTGCGAACCAGGGGGCTCACGGCCTGAAATGCATAGCCTTCACGCAGCGGAAGGGGCAAATACTCGCGCGGATACTCGATCATTGCCCCACCCCTTGGATTCCGAATTTCCGGCTAATCGCTTTCTGCGCCTTGCCGTCGCTCATGATGTCGCTAACAAAGATGTCGATGACGTTTTGCCCGTTCTCCTGCCGGTTGTTCACCTGGCCGGCCTTGGTGGCGTCCTCGTACAGGTTCACGACAGGCGCACCGGTGCCGCCCTGCTGGATGTCGCTCAGCGTCTTGTCCAGCTTGGCGCTGGTTTCGGCGGTGGTGACACGCTCGCCCTTCTCCAGCAGCCAGGTGCCGGTCGCTGGGATGGAATCGATGCCGTCGTGGGCCATACCCGCTAGGGACAGAGAGGCGACTGCGCCAACCATTGGCGATGTTGCAGCGATGGCGGCAGTAGCAGCTGCAGGCGCCATGACGGGCCCAACAATCGGGATTGCTGCGGTGGATGCAAATGCATTGATCGCGGCCATCTGCTGCGAGGCCAGCGCATTGAACGTCATGGTGCTGGCAGCGGATGCCTGGGTGGTCTTGCCGACAATCAGTTGCACTGCCTGGTAAGCAAGCCACTGCGCGGCCATTTGCCCAAGGGCATTGATGACCGAACGCGCCATGCCTTCAGCGAGCCCATGGACCGCATCACCAAGCGACTCCGCATCGAAAACCATCGACTCGAAGGCATCACCGAATCTGCCGGTGAAGTTCTCCAGCATGACGCCAGAAAGCTCGTCGAAGTTCTGCAGGTTCTCTTCCGCTGCTGCCAGGTAACGCTCCCAGTAGGAGCCGTTGACCTGCAGCATCTGCTCGTTGTGTTCCTGCTCAAGCCTGAGCAGCGCCTCGTTGCGTTCCTCTGCCGTGAGCAGAGTGGCATCCATGATGATCTGGCGGCGGCGCTCGTAGGAATCCCGAATCGCCTCTTCTTCGGTGCGCAGCGAGTCGATGATCGACACCGCTTCCTTGTTGGTTTGCTCTTGAGCGTCGTTCAGGTCCTTGATGGCCTTCGCTTGCTCCTTGTAGGCCGAAACCGCCGACAGGGCGGCCTCAGCATTGGCAAGCTGCGCCTCAGTTGCGCCTTCTACGCGGAGTTTGTACAGCGTCGCTTGCTCGGACGACATGGCGACCGTGTCGGCCTGCAGCTGGAGCGCTGCGACTTGCCTGTCTATCGCCTCGCTAGCCTTGGCGCGAGCTTTGATTGCGTCTTCTTGCGCTTTTGCGCTTTCTCGAGCGGACTCGGCCTCCTTCAGCAGCGCTTGCTGGTTCAGCTTCGGGGCCTCTTTTCCCTTGCCAGAACCGAGATTGTCGGCCATTTCTGCAAGCGCATAGGCTTGGTCAAGCTGCGCTTTGACTTTCTCGTAATCGGCCTTCGCGCTTGAGTAGATTGCATAACCCGTCTCGCCACGCGATTCCATCGTGGCCAGCAGCGACTGCAGCTTGCTCGCTTTTTCCTCCAGCCGATCTAGGTCATGCAGACCTATACCGCCAGCGATCACGGCAAGCTCTTCCGCAGCCCACTTCGTAAAGTCGACAACATAGGGGAGAGCCTTGGCGACAGCCTCGGTCACTCCAAACACGCCGGCAACGATTACCGAAAACGCCTCTTTGATACGAGGATCGCTAAGGGTATCCGTCAGGCTGTTGATCGCATCAGTCGCTTGATCAACCCCGTCATCGCCGGTCAGCAAATCGTTAAAGCTGTTGCTTAGCGCAGTGAGGGCACCGCCTAGCGTGTCGCGCGCGGCTTGTGCCGCCCCGCCGTAGGACTCCTCAAGCGCCGCCAGGATCATTGCCTGGGCTTCTGCGGTGCGCCCTGTTGATTCGAGGTACTCGGCTAGCTTCTTCTGGTCTTCCGAGAAACGGAAGCCTTGTTTGCTCAGCGCCGCCAGCCCCTTCGACGGGATGTCGAGCGCTCGACCAATCGTTTCTGACGCCGACACGACGGACATGCCAGTGCGGGACGCCATATCAATGGCAGCCTGAAGGGCACGCGGAAATTCCTCACCGACGATGCCGGTGAAGGCGAGGAGCGTCGTTTGCGCCTGGTTGATTTCCCCCGCTGAGATGATGCTTGTGCGGCTCAGCGCCTCGGCCATCTCATTGAGTTTGCCCTGGCTGAATCCGGCAGCCTCGCCGGTCGACTTCAGAACGGCCGCAAGCTGGGCCTGCTCATTCTGGAAGTCAGCGGTTGCGCGAATGATCTGCGTGAACGAAACGCCAACCGCCAGAGCGCCGACAACGGTCTTGATCGCGTCGGCGGCATTGGCCATCGACTTTTCGATCTCTTTTGCGCGCTTCTGAGAATGGCGGGCAGCCTGATCCATTGGACCGGTGAATCCGCCGATCTTGGCGATCAAGTCGAGCGTGAGCGTGCCTAGATTGGCTGCCATTCTTTTCTCCAGGCAATAAAAAACCCGCCGAAGCGGGTTTCGTTATATCTATTGATTACCGGCCAAATTTAATAAGCCGACTGATCGCTCTTGGCGTGCAGTCCAGCGACAAGGTCCTGCCGTCCGAAAATTTCACATCAGCGATGTTCTTCTTGGTTGAGTAAAAGGATCCGGCGATGGCCAAAACCACCCCGCCAATAGCGCCTATTACGCCCAAAAAAGCCATTCCGAGAGCACCAAATAGCAATATCCCAACAACAGCACCGATCACGCCAAACTTTCGCTCAGCGTCTACCCGAACATCTATTGCGTCGATCTCGCGCCCTTCGTACTGCCCCTTTTTCACAGAGTCGACCACGAGCGAATCGCCAGAGAAGTAGGCGCTACCATTCAGGCCAAAAGAGCCGCCGATGATCTTCATGATTTCCTCCGTGAGCTATTAGAGAAAATATAGCATGGATTAAGACCACCTCTCCATCGCCTCATCAAGCGACACGACGGGCTGGTCGTGGTGTGGAGCAAAATCCCACATCTGGGCCGGCTGTGTGTCTTTTCCGCGGTGCGCGTTGACGTACAGCGATGCCAGCAGCGCCGTGCCGCGCTCTACCCTCATGCCAACGTTCAGCGACCCGCGCTTTGCCCGGTATTTCAGCCAGGACAGGAATTCCGGATAGCTGATCCGCTCCCGAGCTTCGGCAATGGTCCTGCCGCCTACCCCGGACAGGACCAGCTCATGCCAAACCTCTTCTTCGGCGGTCAGCTCTTCTTCTTTTTTCCGCCGAACGTCACTTCGTTGATGGCCATCATCAGCGCGCTGGACAGCGAAAGGCCCAGCGGGCCCCGCTCCGGATCTGCCTCGCCGGTGATGTCCTCGACAGTGAAGACGGCTGAGCCGTCCTCATTGCGAATGTGATCGGCGATGCGCTTGGCGCTGGTGGCCTCGCCCGCTTTCACATCCTCGACAGCCTTGTAGGACAACGGGCGGATGAACACTTCCGCCTCGAAGTCATCGCCGTTCTGGCTCCAGCTGACAGTACGCTTCACTAGGTCACCGGAGAACGCGCCGGCCTTCTTCAGCGTCTCTATGCTCAGCTTCATACTTTCGGAATCCAGGCAGAGCCGCCGCTACGCTGGATCGTCGCAGCAGTGGTAACGACGGAGTTGGCAGCAAAGTCCATCGGGAAATCGCTCACATAGCCTTGGAAGGTGAACCAGGTGCGCGATGTCGGAAGCGTTACCTCGTCAGCAACTACTGTCGGGGCTGCAGTGCCATCCGACCAGCCGACGTACCAATCGATGGTCTCGACAGTGTCGTCCTCGCTCAGCTCGTGAAGGCGGATGTGCGAAGCGTTCCGCGGGTCGGCGTTTACTGTCAGCGATGCCTGGCCGGGAGTCCGAAGGCCGCGCTTGTAGGTGCGGACGCTGGACTCAAGGCAGGTATCCTCGATCTGATCAGCGGGAGCTCCGCCTGGGTTGAATGCTGTTGCGCACTCGACCGCTACGATGCTGCCATCAGCCGGGTCTTTGAAGTAGATCTGCGTGCCTTGGGAAAGGATGCTCATTTTGTTTCCTCAGTACGGGTTTTCAGGCAATAAAAAACCCGCGCTAGGCGGGTTGTCGGGGTTTGGTGCGGTTAGCGCGGAGTCAGCCAGTCCACATCGAATGAAAGCCGATAACGGCCCGTCGCTTCGTCCTTGGATTCACCGCCCCAGCGGGTTATATGGGCGCGGAGTTCGATTGAATCGCGAAGCGCAGCACCTACATCTCGGGCAGATGCGCCTGTGGCTGCGTATACGTCGACCTGCAGCGTGAAGCTGTCCATGTCTGGGCGTTGGTTGATGTAGTTCTCTGGCGAGCCGCTAGCGAGCTGCCAGACGGCATAGGGAAGCGTTACGCCCTCTGGAGCCTCCCCGAATGGGTAGAGCCGAACGGGGCCTGATCCCAGCAAAGCGGTGACGCCTGGGTCAGCAGCGGCGACCTGAAAGATTGGCGGGAACATACAAACTCCGGGCAATAAAAAACCCGCCGAAGCGGGCCTTAGATATCTGTGGTGGCTTACTCGCCGCCGAGCCTGACTTCGCAGCCAACATAGATGCCGGTCGGGTACTGCTGGCTAATGTCCTGCTGCTCTACGGTGTTCACATAGACGCTCGTCGGAGTGTCGCCGAACTCTGCCTCGATCTCATCAAAGGCATCGCGCATGTGCCGATCAATGATCGCCTGCATTGCCTGCTTTGTGTCGCGGTATTCGGTGATGGTCTTTGCGACGGACATGGCTGCTGCCTCTGATGCTGGTCGGTGACTCATGATATCAGCAACGAACTCATCAATTGACGGAAACATTTATCCACCCTTTGCGGCCTTCTTGGCGGCCCGTTTGATAGCGCGGTCGATGGCCTTTTCGTATTGGGAAAGGAATTCATTCGTGACGGCGCTGATGTTGTCCGCCAAGGCGCTGCGCATGAATGGCCGTGCCTGCATCTTCTCAGTGCCGAACTCGAGCAAGCGCCAGTGCGGTGTTGGCGAGTTCGCCGACAGGTCACCGCCGTTACGCAGCACTGCGCCATGCAGAATGCCAACTCGGAACCCAAGGTCACCCGTTCGCTTGAAAAGACGCCCGTTCCAACGGATTGCGACGTTATCGGCGATGGAGCGCCCGGTTGCTGAGTCATCGACCCGCCGCGCGCCCTCCTTCGCCTTTTCAGCCACGATCTGTGCCGCTTTGCGCAGTGCAGTACGCCCGCCCTTGCGCTTAACGTCATCCGTCACCGAATCCAGCTTGCCGAGCAGCGAATCGAGGCCCGTTATGCTGAATTCGACGGAGTCAGCCATCAGATACACCCTCTGAAACCGGCAAGGTGATGTATTCGAGCCCTGAATGGGCGTCAGGCAGCGCACCCTGGATCGCGTAAACCTTGCCGCGGTGCAAAATCCTCATTGTCGGCAAGATGCCTTCGCGGTAGCGAATGACGATTCGAGCCGTGATTTCCGACTGATTCGCCTGCGCGGCGATGAAATCTCGTGCGGAAAGCGGCTCGATCGAGGCCCAGACGGACGCAAGATCAGTCCAGCCAGGCAGCATTTCGCCCGTAACTGGGTCTTGCGTGAGGCCTGGAGCCTGAATTGTCACCTTGTGGCGCAGTTTTCCGGCTCTCATACGCCTAGCCCTACGCGGTGGAAGTGCAGCAGGCGCTCCACGGTCGGGTTATCGACGCGCGACACGCCAACAAAGGCGCCTTCCCGGTTTTCGTACAGATCACCGATGACTAGCAGCAGAGCAGCCCGAACCGAGGCGGGAACCGGCACCGGAGCGCCTAGATCGTCCAGCCAAGGCAGCGAACGGCCTAGATACTGGGTCGCGTAGTCCTCGGCAGCCTCACTCAGCAGCGTTAGCTGGGCGTCTTCCTCGTTTCCGTCCAGCCGCAGGTGCGCTTTGATCTCTTCCAGCGTCAGCACTGCCATGGCGCGGTTCCTCGTGGATGACTTTCGTCTCGTAAATCTCAACGAAGCGCTTGACCGGGGCCAATTGCGCTTCGGTTGCTTCGAATTCTTGACCTTTCACTACACGTCCAAGCTCGTCGTGCAGGAAGCCTTTTTTCGCTTTCGCTTTGATTTGCATCTTGCCCTCCAAAGCGGGGCCGGAATTACCCGGCCCCTATTGGTTAAGCGGCGGTGATCGGGCCGTACATGATCGCAACCGGGCGATCTACAGCCAGACCAAGGCGCTCTTCGGCGCGGATGGTCACCAGGTTCTTGGTGAAGTCATCGTTGACGAAGCCCATCTCGACCACGGCGCCCTGGCGCTGGTAGATGGTCGCAGCATTGCGCAGCGAGCCCACCAGGAACTGACCGGCCGGCATGTTGGCGGAGATAACGATCTGAACGCCGAAGGCGCTCATATTGCCGCTCACGCCTGGCGCGCCGTACAGGTAAGCGCCGGTGCCAGTGCCTTCGCGGGCAAGCTCCATTGCAGCCCAGTCAGCCGGGTTGACGACCGCAGTGTCGACGGTCTCACCCACCGCCCAACGGTTGTACTTGGCCTTGTTGATCGACTCGACCAAATTGGCGCCGCTGGTGGCGGTAAATGCGGTGAAGTTGCCAGCATCGGTCAGGCCGGACAGGTTCGGGCTAACGCCGTCGCCGAGCAGAATCTGGCGGTCGACGCGCTGAGCCAGGCCGTCACGCAGGCGGGTATCGATGTAGGCCGCAACGGCGGGCGCATCGGCCAGCAGCTGGTTCGATACCTTAATCCAATGCGCGATGGTCTGGATCGGCACATCGTATTCTTCGAAGGTCAGCGCGGATTCAGGCTTGGCTGCGCCTTGCGCGACTTCAGCCGCAGCGTTGGTCCATGCCAGTTCGCGCAGCGACTTCACGCTGTTGACGTTGACCTGAATGGTCGGGATCAACTGACGCAGGGTCAGCGGAGCGAAGCTGCCGGGAATGATGCCGGGGCGCTGCATCGGGAAAGTGGTAGTGCCGTCGGCAAGGACGGTGTTCTTCACTTCCAGGCGGACCTTTTCACGCTGGCCGGATACCAGCGACTTGAAAGCCTCGGAGCTGACGAACTCCATACCGGCAGTTTCGCTTTTGCCTTCGGTGGAGGCTGGGGTCTGCTTCTGAGCCAGATCGATCATCTGCTCTTTCAGGCCCTTGTACTGCTCCGCCAGCTTCTCGATCTCGCCGGTCAGTTCGGTTTTCACCTGGCCGGTGGATTTGGCCAGCTCGGCGTTGTACTCGGACATCTTGGCTTGCAGCTGGTCCTGAACGCCTTTCAGGCCTTGCTCGATAACGCTCTTGAGTTCTTCGCTCATGATTTTCTCTCTCAGATTTGCGGGATTTGGAAGTGCTGGAAGATTCCCGCAATCTCTGCGGTTTTCGTTTCTGCCTCACGCTCGCCGTGAGCCAAGGCCTTGATGCGCGATACCAGCGAACACGCTTCAGACCGGGTAAATCCTTGGTTGCGGAGCAGCTCTTCGGCCTCTTTCAGGCTGTCGACTCGCTCAATTGCCGACTTCACGTCGCCAATCAGGGCATTGAGGTCCGCCGGCGATTCCACGACGCTGATCTCGACCAGCTCGATTTGCTTGAGCAGCCGCACATCGCCTTTCTTTTCCGAGCCACCTGCGGGGATTCGGTAGCCAATGGATAGTCCAGTGACTGCGCCATGCTTCATCAGCGCGTAAACGTCAGAGGCAACCGAGTGGCCAGGAGTGAGTTCGCCCTCGACGTACAGGCCGTGTTCGTCTTCTTCTGCCTTGAGCCACTTTCCGATAACTGGACCGGTGTGATTCCAGCGCATTGCGATAGGCCGCTCGCGGTTTGTCACCGTCTTGGCGTAGGCGCCCGGAACGATGGTGTCGCCATAGCTGTCAACGCCGTTGAACTTGGAGGCGTAGCCAGAAAAAAAGCCCTTTCGGGCTTCGTCAAACTTGATCTCGAATTCACCGAGGCTCAGATTCTTGCGTTCCACTCGGAACCTCCTGCACCGGCTTCTGCCCGGCGTTTTCGATTGGGATCATTGCGCCCTGGATCAGCAGCTTGTCGCCGCCTGGCAGCGATGGTCGGCCTTCGTCAATGCGCGCTTCGTTCGGTGTGAGCTGGCCGGAGTTGATTGCTTCGCGGTTGGCCTGCATGCGGGTCTGGAGATCGGCACGCAGCAACGCGGCGTCAAAGTCAAATTCGCACTCGTAGCGAACCGACTCATCAGGGCTCATTAGCCAGCGCGGCACTGAGGCCTCGAACTTCTCCAGATACGGGCGCAGATTCAGCTTGTAGAACGCGGCCAAGATCTCGTAGACGTTGCTGCCGAGACTGGATTGGCCGAAGGTCTGGTTGAGCAGGATCGACGGCACGCCGAAGAATCGGCCAATGTCCTCGATCTGGAACCTGCGCGAGTCGAGCAACTGAATGTCCTGCGGCGTCATGCTGATTTGCTGGTACTGCATGCCGGCCTCAAGCACGAACAACCGGTCATCGTTGCCGGCCTCAAGCCCTGCAAACGAGCTTCGAACCTGCTGGCGCTGCGCTTCGGTCAGCGTCTTGTCGATGGTCAGCACGCCAGAGGGCTTCGCACCGTTGCTGTACACGCGCGATACGCGGTTATCCGCAGCGATGGCAATGCCGATGCTGTTTCGCGCGTAGCTGAGCGGAGAGAGCCCCACAATGCCGTTGCCGAACAGCTTGACATGCCACATTGACTGCGGCCCGTACACTTTGACGTTGGCGCCGGTTGTGTAAGCGTGAACAACGGTGCCGTCATCGAGCAGCGTCGTCTCAACCTGGCTAGACGAGACAGGCAAAAGGCCGACAATCTCACCGCCTAGCCGCTGGATAATGGCGTAGGCGTTGCCGCTGATGGCCAAATTCAGCGCCATCGACTCCCAGAACTCGACGTCGGTCTGGTACTGGTTCGGCTTGCGGGTCAACACACGGTGCAGCGGGTGCTCGGTTGCTACCTTGCGCCCGCCGGGGCCGGTCTCGTAGATGTTGAAAGGCATCGAACCGATGGTTTCGGAGATCAACTTGACCGCCGCCCATACCGGACTGATCTGCATGGCGCTGTCGAACGTGACCTCAGCGGCCGATGCGTTGCCGTACCCGCCAGGCATCCCGCTCTGCAGACCAGCGTCGCGCGTTGGGGCGCCAGGGGATCGAAAGAAGCCCCGGAGGCTATAGAAAAGTCCCATTCAGAGCACCAGAGGGTCGGATAAGAAAAGGTCGAGGTCGACCCGATCGAGTTCAGGCTGCCCGGCAACACCAAGCGCCATGGCCAGAGCGACCATGCCGTCGATGCGGCCGGTTGCTTTGTGTTTATCGAGCTTGCGGTTGCCCGCAGGGTCTTTCGTGATTACGGAGTTTGCCGCGCACATGGTCAGCACTGGATGCATTCCGTGACGGATGCGCCCGTTGAGCAGATCCGCCTCTAGTTGGTCGAGCGCAGGGCTCATGTCCTTAAACCCTTGGCCGTGCTCAACCAAGGGGAAGTCCAGGCCAAGCGCTTCGGCGTCTTTGCGGAAAATGTCGATGCGCCATCGGTCGAAACCGATCAGCTCTACCTCGTTCCCACCCATGATTTCGGCCATCTCAGCACAAACGAAGCCGTAGTCGACCGTCGAGCCAGGCGTCGTGCGTAGGTAGCCTTCGCGCACCCATACGTCGTACGGCACTCGATCACGCTTGGCGCGGTCGTGCAGGCCTTGTTCCGGAGTCCAAAAGTAAGGGTGGACGTGGACCAGCCCATCACTGTCCCGCCCAATCAGCACGAAGCCCGTAAGGTCTGTGCGACTAGAAAGGTCAAGGCCGCCGTAAAGGTGTAGCGAGTCAAGCGGCGCCGGCTGCTCGCCGCATGATTCCCATACCGCACGCGACACAAACGGACTTACCGTCGAAACGCGCTGGTTCAAGTTCAGGTTGCGGAAGGTGTTCTCGCTGGCCGGCATGCGCGACGCCTTTTCGGCCAGTTTCTGCATATCAGGCAGGCTGCGGAATGATCCAAGCGCAGGGTTCGCCTTTCTCCAGGTGTCTTCGAGCAGGATGTCCGCCTCGAGCGGCGCCGCGTACAGATGGCAAACAGTTCCGGGGTCTTCACCCTTGAGCGCGTCGTCGATCCAGACGCTCAGTAGGTCGGCGTCGGTGGCGGCCTGTGTCGAGATGACCATCAGCATCGGCGCGTCATGGGCGCCCTGGGCGGTAACCACTGCGTCGACAAACTCATCTTGCGGGCCCCTGACCTGGCCCGTCTCGTCGAGGATCGCAAGGATTGGCGAAAGGCCGTGCGTCGTCTTGCCTTCGGCGGACAGCGCCTTGTATTCGACGTTGCGCGCTAGACCAATCAGCTTCTTGCCTGACGGGATGATGTGCACCAGATCCTTAAGGTCGGGATTCAGGTTGATCATCTTCACAGCGAGGTTGAAAACGATTGCCGCCTGATCCCGGCTCATCGCGCCGGACACGATCTGGCTGTTCTGCACAGCTTCCGGGCCGACCAAATGGGCCAGGAGGATGCCGGCAATAAGCGCTGTCTTGCCGTTCTTCCGCGCAATGCTGAGGATCGCAGTGTGCGTTCCGTGCGGATTGTCGTAGACATCCAAGATGAACTTGCGCTGAAACGGCTCAAGCCGAATTGGCTGGCCGATGTGCTTGCCTTCAGGAGCGCGACAGTACCGTTCGATGAACGCGCATACTCGTTCACCTCGGGTCATGCTTCACCTCAATGGAGCGGCGCGGCTAGCAGGTCGTCGTCGGCCGAAGATTCAAGCGCACGCTGCGCTTCACGCTGAGAGCTGTTCTTGCCACGGGATTGTTTACTCTCACCAACCGTAGCAATGGCGTGAACCTGCAGAGTGCGGCAAAGGGCGATGCTGCGACGACTGAGCGTCTCCAGCAGCGAGTGTTTCGGATTCATCACAATGGTGCCGCGGTCGTTGGTGAGGGTGTCCCCCTCGATGTCGATCTCGGCTTGTATGCGCTCTATGTCAGCCTGGCACCGCGCAAGGTTCGCCGCGTGGTTCAGGTCGATGTCAGTCCATAGGTCTCGCGCGCGTGCGCGCACAATGGCGTTCCAGAACGGCAGGTCGCGCTCTCTCAGCTTGACGTGAGCCGGGATCGGCAAGTCTGTCGCAGCGAAAGCGTTTGCGCGCTCATGGGCGCTGTCTGCTCTCTTGCGTGCCATGTGGTTTAGCCTGTTTTTTAGACGAAGATTTGAAAAAAGACTTCGGGCGCGGTCTCCTAGTTGATCAGCCTGAAGTTTTGACCTACCCCCTCCCCGCAGGGCAGGGCGGTCAGCTCCAGTGGTGGCCAGGATCAACCGGAATGCCCGATGCATCGCACCCGACCAGATGGCCTGACTTCTCTTGTCGCTGCTTTGCCGAGTCGTGACAGGTCTTACAGAGGCTCTGCAGATTGTCAGGATCATGAAACAGCTCGGCATCACCCTTGTGCGGGGTCTTGTGGTCAACCACTTGAGCAGCGGTCACACGACCTAATGCCTGGCAGTACGCACACAGCGGCTCAGCCATCAGCTGTTTGGTTCGCAGCCTGTGCCATGCCTTACTGTTATACAGGTGACGCCACGGCTTATCTGGCCGGCGTACCGTCGAGATATGTGCCAGGGTCTCCATCGCGATCACTCTCTTCGCTCAGCGCTTCCACGAGCATCAGCAGCAGCTGGTTCGTCTTGCGCTGCTCTTCCAGTAGCTGGATCAGTAACGATTCCACGAAATCTCTCCCATCCGATGCGCGCCCACTTGGCCATGCGCTCTCGTCGTGCCTTACACCCGGCGCATGCCATGACGCTTCCTCTTGCGTGAGTAGATCCACACCTCTTTCCCGATCATCACAGCGACACAGGCTGCGAGGCATATCAGGATCAGGGTGGCGTGGAGGCGCTTCACTGCGACACCTTGCGCTCCGCCCATTTGCCGGCCAGTGCGCGCACCTGATCCACACCAAGCAGCCCGATCAAGCCAGCGGCGAATAGCGTCCAGGCGAGGTTTGCACCCATAGCGTTCACGCCGAGGCCGACGAGCATGATCAGCAGCGCACCGAATGTTGATTCGAGCAGTCTGGCCAATGGGCTCTTCTTGTCGCCGTAGAGGTGGATTCGGATGTAGGACAGAACGAAGGTCAGCATCATGGCCAGGCCGTGTTCGCGTAGGGCTGCAGCTAGCGCCACCCAGAAGTCAGGGCTTTTCTCTGGCATGGGTCATCTCAGCTATGCGGCAGAGTGAATAGGTCCGGCCTCACATGCGCGTGCGATCCGCCTATGAGCAAGGAGGCAGGCATGGGGCCGGAAGAGGGTTGCCGTGAGGCGAATAAAAATCCGCGCGATTTGTGCGTGCAGGCAGAGGCATGGCGGATGTATTGAATTGGTGCGCCGGGTGGTCGAGCCCTGATCTAGCCGTTCGCGCATAAAAAAAGCCCCGGCATTTCTGCTGGGGCTTTCTGAAGCGGTAAAACCGCAATTTGTGCCAGATTGCCAGATCGGCGTTAACACGTCAACAGGCGCGACATGTAAATTAAGCTGCCATTCGTCGATCAAACTCCGACTCAACGTAACCGTGCACACGGCTCAGCATGTCCTTCACCTGGTGGCGGGATTTGCCCAGCTGCTTGCCGATCTGCTCCATGGTTCGGTTGTGGCAGTAGTACAGGTGCACAGCCTCGGAGGCCTCGGGATAGCGCTGCTGCAGGCGGGCCACTACAGCCGATACCGTCTCCGCCTCTTCATCGGTGATCGCAGCATCTGGCGCGTGAGTGCTGGGCACGTTGTCGCGCATGATGGCCAGCATCGGCGAGACGTACCGAGGCACGCCTGTCTTCTGCCATACCCAGATGCCCCATTGGGTCAAAAGCTCTTCGGCGCTCTTCATGCTGCTTCCCCCTTGAGCATGTCGGCTGAAACGATGATGCGGCCCACTTCGCCGTGCTCGGCGTGGTAGGTAATGACCTTGGCGTCTCGTCCGCTCATCCACCCGCCTCGGCTTGCGTGACTGTCTGGCGCGGCCAGGGTGCGGTGCTGCTCAATCTGCATGGTGTTCGTCTCACGCAGGACGTTGTGATGCAGGTGGCCGGTGTGCGCGTAGCTGTGCTTGGTGCGGCCGAAGACCTCGCGAAACTTGGCGATGAATACCGTCTCGAGGGAGTCCATCCGCTTCTTGTGGCCGTGGTGGAAGAACAGCGACGTGCGGCCGTGCTCAATGCAGTAGTACGGATCTGGCCGGGTGATGACCTCAATGCGGGGCTCATCCGCATACAGGGCGGCAAACAGCTCGCGCAGCCAGGCGCTCGACGCCAAGTCGTGGTTGCCCTCGGCCATCAGGAGAACGACACGCTCGTGCTTCTGCAGCAGCATGGCCGTCACGCGGCGGATGACGCTGATTGCCACGCGGACCAGCTTCTGAAACCGAGTGTCGGCGTCGAGGACGTGGCCGGATGTCGGCGTAACCGCCTGGATACCATCCCAATGCAGCAGATCCCCAAGCTGGGCGAATACGCCGGTATGGGAGTCAGGTGCCTGGGAGATGGCAGCACCAAACCAGCCGACCAGCGTGTCCTCGGCGATCTTCATGTCCCATGCTGCGCCCGTCTCCTCCGCCCAGGCATTCATGCCGAGGTGGTAGTCAGTGATGACGTAGCAGTTGAGTAGGTGCGCAAGCGTGTGCAGCGGAGCCGGCAGCGCCTTGGCCGGCTTGATGTCGAGAGCCAGAGCCTTGACGGCCTCCTTCATCAGCTCGGCCTGGCGCTCTTGGTCGATGGTGGTCTTGACCCATTGAAGCTTGGCCTTGCCGTCTTCGTCGTACAGGGTCGACGTGCCCTTGAGGCGGAAGCCATCGGGCACTGTCTTGGTCATGTCGTGCTCCGGGCTCCACCCCTGACGAGCCAAGCGCGCCTTATGGGTGTAGACGTTGCGCTCGTGCAGCCCAAGGATCTGCGCAGCCTCTGCCACAGTGCGGCCAGTCAGCGCGGCCTTGATTTCGTCGTCTGTCGCTTTGCGTGCGGCCATCAGGCTGCCTCCCCGTCTATCTCTGAAATGGTCACCTCGACGCACCCTAGGGCCTTGATAGGGCCTCTTTTGATGGTCAGATGGTCGATCTGGCTGTCGTCTTCCCAGGCTCCGCCGTGGGTTAGCGCGTCAAGCAGTCCTTTGCAGAGGTTGTCCAGGTCCCGGCGGCGACGGTCAGGCGGGCAAGCGGTGATGACCACCTGCAGGCGCCCTTCCATCTTTTGCACGCCGGCCGACTGGCACAGAGCGGTTACGTCCTTGCAGTAGCTACGCCCCTTGGCGCTGATCAGCGTCTTGGCGCCAACGCGGCGGTAATAGGTGTTCGCAGAGGGCGGCCAGGGCAACACGATCATTCCGGCACCTCGCACCGATACTGCGGGAAGAACTGAATCATCTTCAGAGCGGGCTGATAGACAGGAGCGTAATGACTTACAACAAGCCGTCCGCCGCGATCAGCGCAGGATGGGCCGCACCCTGCCAGCAACAATGCGCAAAAGATAAGTGCCGATTTCATCTACTCCCCCTCGCCTTCAGCGCCGCCACAACCGCAGGGCGCGCACTCTCCGGAACAGCTGCCAGCAAGACGTTGCCCTGCCTCTGCCTCTCCGGCCCCTTGAGGTCGCGCACCTTCCACCTGATCAGGCAGGCCGTTTTGTCCGCGTCGATCAGCGCCCGAGCATCGGCAGTCAATTCCGCCAAGTTCAAACTCACAGGAGCATTCCATTCTGCCGCCTCCACTCGATTGGATCCTTGGCGCCTTTTTTCAGATTGCAGGTGGGGCACAGAAGCTGCAGGTTTTCGGGACCATTCCCGCCACCAAGAGCTAGCGGAACGATGTGGTCTACGTGATAGCCAGAGCTAATAGGCTTTACGCAAAACGCGCAGCGGCCCTTTTGCTTCCGCTCAAGAAGTTCGATGTCTTTCTTTGAGTGCGTTCCTTCAGCGCTACGCTCTGCGGCTCTCCTGGCACGGTTTCTAATCAGGTAATAGTCGTAGTTCTCTTTGTAGTGCCTGGCGCGGTATTGATAGATTCGGTCAGAATTCTCAATTCGGTATTGCTCTAGCCGCTCACGATTCGCCTCCCTCCAAACCTTATTTTTCTTGTTGAGAGATTCTTTGTTTTCCGCGTAGTAGTTCGCCCAATGCTTCGCGTACTCATCTTTCTTTTCCGCATATCGCTTCTTGCTCAACTCAGTTTTACGGGCTTTGTATGTTTCGCTACGGGCTTTGTCGTACTCAGCCTTTAAATGCTTCCTGCCATCTGCGCACTTTTTTACATGCGCCCTTGCGCACTCAACGCACTGCGCGTTTCTTGTGTATCTCTCCGACACATGCCCCTTAGAGCAGGCCTCGCCAGTGAAGTACTTGATCACCCCTTTAGCCTGCGCAGCTTCTCGAGACGTTATTCCGCAGAGTGATTCATGCATGGTCATCGCCTCACTCATTGGTAGGCGCTCCCAGGCTGGCCCGGCTCATTGCTGCCGCTGCATTCGTTGCGATGGTCGTTGGCCTTCGGGCAGCGCTTGTTTCCGCAGGTTGGGCACAGAATCATCTTGGCGCTGGAGAGCGGTACACCGCCGACCCTCAGCCCCTTCTCCTCGATGCAGCGATGGCATTCGCACGACTCCGGCGCGAAGTTCATGTGCTTCTCGGTCGGGAACGACACGTCCACGCCTTCCACGGTGCGCGGGTCGTTGAAACCCCTCTGCTCATCCGTGCGGCAGTCGATGGTGTTCTGCTGGCCGAAGGTCGCCTCGTCCTCGCTGATAATCTGCAGCCGGCGAGCCGCGCTATCGGCAATGTCCTGCCAGTCCCGGCGCAGATCCTTGTGGCCTCGCTTGCCAGTGGCGAATGCCTTCTTGAATACGTGCTGAGCCACCGGGCAGGTAATGCCAGCCAGCTCGATCAGCCGGTACACGTCCACGCGGTCATAGGCGGAAACGTCGATGAAGTAGTGTTCGTGGCTCATTGCGGCTTCCTTGTGGCTCTGTTGTTTGCGATCAGGGGTATCTGGCCGGGCTTTAGCGGCCATGGGTGTTCCTTGCGGCAGTCGTGGCAGTAGACGATCTGGCGGCTGCTGAATGCAGTGGTCTTGTGGGTGGCGTTGGTGGGGCATGGGACTTTCATGCGGCGACCACTCCCTCACGAACCAGGATGTCGATCGTCCGCATAACGCCCTCGGCGTGAGCCAGGCGGATGTCTTCACGGGTCCAGCCTTCCGGCGCCTTGATCCGGCCATCACATACGCCGTGGCAGTAGTCGCAGCACCATGCGCCCTGAAGGTTGTTCGGCTTGATGCCTACGCCGCAGGTTCCGGCCAGGCGGTAATGCGCAAGCACGGTCGTTTCGGTGTTGTTGGGGCAGCCAGGGAGCCTGACCATACAATCACGACCGCGCGCGGCCTTGGTGAGCTTGGTTTGCTTGCTCATGCGGCAACTTCCCCGAACATATCCAGCTGCTCCTCACGAACAGGCCGCTCGATATCGCCATTGACCCAGGCGTCCCAGGTCTTGCGGTCGAATAGCTGGCATTCGTAGTCGTGGGCGCCGCAGGTGTTGCAGTAGGTGTGCGGGGTGCGCATACCGAGCGAAGTGGTGTTGGCGGAGTTGCAGAGGCGGCAGGTCATGCCGCAATCCCCCAGTGATCCGCCGTCGTGAATTTCACGCCATGCTCAGCCGCGAACGCTTCCATCACCTCGAACATGTCCGAGAACCACTTCTTGCTCTGCTTGCGGGTGGAGATGCCCAGGACGACGAATCCACCATTCAGGCCTGGCACGGCGCGCTGCTGCTCGACTGCCGCGCTGAATACGTGCTTCCAGTCGGTGTCCTCGAGCTTCTGGCCGTACCACTCAACCTGGCGGCTGATATCGCGCAACATGGCCCACATGCGGCGGTTCTGTGCGTCGCTGCGGACCTCCTCGCGCATGGTCCAGACGTAGCCGGCGCCCAGGTCGATCTTCTGCAGGCAGGCGATGGCGCGCTGGCGATCCATCTCATTGCGCAAGGGGAAGGTTGGGTTAGCCATGGCGGCGCGCCTCCCGCTTGTCGTGGTCGTCCTGGCAGGAGATGCAGCGCTCTGCCCACGGAGCAGCAGCGCGACGCTTGGCCGGAATCTCCTCGTCGCAGTCGACGCAGAACTCAGCGCCCTGCCCCTGCAGCCGTTCACGCACCATCGCCACGCCACCGATACGATCTGCCTCCTCTAGGCCAGTAGCGCGATCTGTTACATCGGGGGCTGTGCGGGCCTGGTGGAAGGCTTCGGTGATTTCCATGTAGTCGGTCACTTGGCGGCCTCCTCTACGCGATGATCCCCTGGTATGCACCACATGGTTTCCTGGCCACGGCTGCGGGCCACAATGCAGCTGAAGTCCACTGTTTCCGAATAGAAGCTCCAGGCCGTCTCGTTGTTGCTGAAGCGATCGATGAGCTGGATCAGCAGATTCGCGCCGAAAAGCGCGATCAGTAGCGGCAGCAGCATCGAAGCGACGGTCTTGGTCAGTTTGTTGCGCTTGTCTTCTCTCATTTCCGTGCTCCTACGCCGCGCTGGGTGCTTCCGTCAGCACAGACGACGCGATGGTCATTGCCGCGGGATAGGCCTATGCCGGTCGCGGTGGTTTTTCGTATCTGGTAGCCCTGGCGCTGCAGGAGCTGGATGGCGTGCTGCTGAAGGAAAGTCATGCGGCAGACCTCCGGCGTTCGGCACGCTTGGCGCGAACCTTGGCGAGCAGGTTGCGAATGCGCATACGGTTCATGGCCGTCTCCTGCTGGGGTTCCATTTGCTCGAGTCGGGATTCGAGGAGTTCGTTGATGTGCTTCATGCGGGCCTCCCGTAGCGACCAGCGAGGCTTGCGACCTTGGCTGGCTTTGCGGGGCGGTCTTCTGGCTCTTGCCAGCCGGCGGCCAGGTTGTCGAAGCGGTTGATGTCGCCACGGAACGCAGCGCGGACGGTGCCGGTTTCGATGTCCCGGCCCTTGCCGATGATGATTTCGGCGACGCCCTTGTACTCGCTGTTCTCGTTGTAAACCTCGTCGCGGTAGACGAAGAGGATCACGTCGGCGTCTTGCTCGATTGCGCCGGACTCGCGCAGGTCAGCAGGGATTGGGCGCTTGTTCGGTCGCTCTTCGCACTTGCGCGAGAGCTGGGAGAGCATCACAACCGGGATCTTCAATTCGCGAGCGAGCAGCTTGGCGCCACGGCTCATTGCGCTGACTTCCTCGGTGCGATTACCGCTTCCACCGTTGCCGTCCAGCAGCTGCAGGTAGTCGATAACGATCAGGTCGAGGCCGCGCCGCATCTTGTGCTTGCGAGCGATTGCCCGAATTCGGTTCATGGTCAGCCCCGCCCGGTCGGCAATGGCCAGGCGAGCACGCTTGATCAGCGCGCCGGCTGCAATCATCTGCGAGCCGTAGTCAAAAGCCGCGGTGCCGTTCTTGATCAGCTTCAGCGGGACCTTGCCCTCTGCCGCAGTCATGCGGTCAATCAGCTGACCCTTGCTCATCTCCAGGCTGAAGACGAGAACTGATTTACCCTGACGGATCGCGGCATCAGCGGCAAAGCCCATTGCGAGGGTTGTTTTTCCCATCGCGGGACGGCCGGCAACAATGATCAGTTGCTCGGGCTGCAGGCCTCCAGTGATCTCATCCAGATCAGTCAGGCCGGTAGACAGGCCGATCAGTGTTTCTCCGCGGGTATGGCGATCCTGGCGCTCCTGCCATACCTCAACTTGCTCGTTGAGGATGTCGGCGGCCATGACCACTTCGTCATCACCGACTCCGGTCTGAATGGCCATCGCCTCTGCTTGAGCGGCAGCAACCTTGTCGGCCACATCCTGGTCGCTGCAGGCAATCTCGTGGATGCGCTCGCCGCAGGCCATCAGGGCACGCTCAGTGGCGCGGTCTGCGACGATTCGGGCATAGGTCGCAGCGTTGGCGACGCTCGGAGTGTTCTTGTGCAGGGTGGCCGTGTAACCCAGGGCAAAATCGCCGCTCTGCAGGGTGCCGATGTGCTCGGCGACGGTCATGTAATCGACGCCCTGCCCCTTGCCGTGCATCTCAAGGATTGCGCGGAACACTTCCTCGTTGTCGGCGAAGTAGAAGTCGCTCGGGGTCAGGCCATCGCTCAGGGTGTCGATCAGCTCGGGGCGAATCATCATCGCGCCAAGGACGCCCTGCTCGGCTTCCAGGCTGTAGGGATCATGCATGGTAGTTACCCTCGACGACCTTGACGAAGTTCGACGAGCAGATCAGCCAGTCGAAGCTGCAGCGGAAAGGCTGGCCATCGCGACCCTTGGTCTTGCCCATCAGGAAGTCACTGGCGCGAACCGATTCAAAGAAATCGCGCCAGAAGTCGAGATCCTGGTGAACCTCGCTGTCGTTCCAGCGGGCTTTCACAGCGGCCTGACGGCCCTTGTTGATCAGGACGACGGTTGGCAGCTCCGGCAGCGTCTCGTTGAACAGGTCGACAATCGCTTGCACTGGAACCGGAACCTTGCGCTGCGACTTGCCAGCAGGTGCGCTAGCACCTTTTTGCGGTTCAACTGACGGTTCAGTTACGGTTCTGGGGGCATCTGGTGCCGGGGTGGGGGGCACGTCCTGCCGGGGTGGTGCGGCATCTGGTGCCGGGGGGCACGAGGTGCCGGGGGCATAAGATGCCGGGGTAACGGTGTACCAAGTAGAACGGCCATGACGCTGATGACTGACGATGACCTTGGAGTCTTCCAGCCAACGAATAGCGTTGCGGACAGCGCGCTCAGACAGGCAGGTACGCTTGACGATGGTGGCAATGGCAGGCCAGCAAACGCCCTCGTCGTTCGCATTGTCGGCTAGGGAGATCAGTACGGCCTTCTGCGCGGCAGACATGCCCTGCAGCGGCCAGCACTGGGTCATAATGATCGTGCTCACTTGACCACCTCCAGCATAGCCACAGACTTCTTCTTAACTGGGCACTCAGAAGGCAGGTACTGCAGCAGAAGAGACTTTGCGGTTGCCGCAGCGGCGATCAGCCAATGTGGTACCAAGGTCAGCGGGCAGCTGAACTGAACAAGCCCATCAGCAGCCCACATCTGCACGCCATCCAAGCGGGCCATATCGATCAGGTAGCTGACGCGCGCTTCGTCGTCAGTTGCCGCCATGAGGCCGCGCAGGTAGTCCTCAGTGGTGAGGTAATAGCGGCCGGTGTTAGTGACAGCTACAGAGCTGCACCACTTCTCCAGAGCGTCCAGGTACATAGCCGCAGTACCGCGGAAAAACTCTCGGTTCTCGCTGACGCGCTCCAGAAAGAACTCGTTGTGGATCTCGCGCTCAATGATCGAAGGTGAATCGACTTCGCCGTAGAACAACAGGTCGAAAGGAGCCGGAGCTGCAGTTGCGCTGGTCAGCTCTGAACAACGCTGGCTTGGTGCGCGCTCGGTCATGCCGATCTTGAAGATCCCTGGCATGGCCTCGTTTCCGAGGCAGTAGATGAATCCGTAAGTCATATGCTAAAGTCCTTCCTGCGTTGTGTTGTTGAAGAGCCCGGTCTAGCCACCGGGCTTTTTGTTGCCTGCGATTTGGGTACTGGATGAAAAAACAGCATCCGTTACCCGATTTCCCTTCTTTACCGCTTGGCCTAATCTGGAACCCATGGAAACCACTGACATGGACGTTCAAATGACTAGGCCGGGAATCTCTGAATCAGGAAGCCTCTTGCCAGGGGAAGTCCGGGCAGAGGTCACGGCGATTAACTGCGCCACCAGTGGCACGCTCGATCTGGATGGCGCGCTCGGCGGTGATACCGCGATGGCCGGAGATCAGGCGGGAGAGATAGGTGGGCTTGACGCCAAGGAGAGCAGCGAGCTTCTGCTTCTCGCCGCGGGGCAGACTCTTTGCGTAAGTGGCGAGGTCCATGCGGATTTACCTGCGGGTACATTTACCACGCAGTTTACCTCACAGAACCGGCAGGTCAAGGTAATTTCCCGCGAGGAAAATGCCGGTTTTAATAGCGGCATGGACATCTCAGAAATTCGCAAACATCGGGTCGCCCAGCTCATTGATCAGCGCTTCAATGGGGTCGCTGCCGACTTCGCTGCGGCTATTGGCCGGACGCCTTCGTATGTCTCCCGCATGCTGTCCTCGAACAAGCACAGCAGGGGCATTGGCGAGACCATGGCGCGCAGCATTGAGCAGGCGCTGGACCTGGAGCCTGGCTCACTGGATCGGCCGCTGGACGCAGCCGAGCGCCCTCCCGTCAAGCAGGCCGAGCTGCCCTATGAGCTGGAGCCGGTTGGCGTTTGGGATGACGAAACCCCGCTCGAGGACGGCGAGGTCGAGCTGCCTTTCCTAAAAGAGGTCGAGCTGTCCGCAGGAAGCGGCAGAACGGCTATCCATGAGGCGGGGTCAAGGAAGATGCGCTTTGGTGCCAGGACGATGCGTGCGCGCGGCGTGGAGCCCGCCAACGCGGTTTGCGTGACGGTTACCGGCAACTCCATGGAGCCGGTGCTGCGCGACGGCGCCACCGTGAGCATCGACCGCGGCACTACCCGCATTCACGACGGCGACATGTACGCGATCGACCATGACGGCCAGCTGCGCGTGAAGCAGCTCTACCGTCTGCCAGGCGGCGGTATTCGCCTGCGTAGCTTCAACCGCGACGAGCATCCCGACGAGGAATACAGCCTCGATCAAATCGAACGCCACAAGATCCGCGTCCTCGGCCGTGTCTGGTGGGGCGCCATGTTTTTTTGAGGGCCTCGTTCGGGCCTTCCATCTCGCGTCAACCCTGCCATCATCGACGAACGGTCGACATATCAAATCTTTGGTTCAATTCAGGGGCGGTGCCATCATCCGGCACCCTGCTCCGGCGCCGATATAGAAAACAAATCGATGCGTGGATTGGCCCATAGATTTATTTGCCAGCCCTCATAGCAGAATGCCACTACCCTGTAGCGATTTGTAAAGGACGCCAGGGCAAAGGAGTTTTTGATGGATTGTTCGACGTGCACCAACCGGTGCGAAAGCATGTTGTCCCGCCAGGATCTTGAGCGCAGCGGAGTTGACCAGGCGAACATTAGGAAGATGCGGCTGGCGAAACACATGACGCGGCCAGCCATGCCCTTTGATGCCGAGGTTCTGCTTGATTGCGAGGATCAAGACCTTCGCCCTGGGCACGCCTTCATCATCGACATTGGCGGCGCCCTGCGCTTTGCGTTCGCTGCCCTGCTGCCTGGCGGCGGCATGAACCTTCACGCAGCCTACGATCCAGCCCATTCCGAGGCTGTCGAGGCCTCTGCAGCTGGTAAAGCGCAGGTAATCGGGCGCGTGTTCAGGGTGGACTGGCTCACAGGATGACCGCATTGGCGAGAAAAGAACCTGCTTCGGCAGGTTTTTTTGTGCCTGATTTTTGACTTTCGAGAGAAGGAGTTACCAGCGTGGAAGGTAAACTTTTCCAAAAATATTTACCTCATCTGCTTGACGTATGTTTTCCGCGTGGTAAATTTACCTCAACGCAACACACAACGCCGGACACGCCGGCTAGGACGGGGAAGCCGAAGCTTCCTCCCAGCCCCCGAAAGGGGACCGACTGGCGACTGGACAGGAAGTCCGACGAGTTCTTTAGCAACGGATGAATCACTGAAGCGCCTTCGAACAGAGGGCGCTTTGGGATGACACCCCGAAAAAGGAGATTCACATGGACACGATCCAAGTAGAGGGCTGGCAAGGTCGCCTTGGTCAAGGCCTGGCTCCTCGGCAGCTCCTGGCAACGATGCTTTCGATGCTGGACCTGAAGGTGAACGAGATTGCCGAGCGCATGAACTGTGCGCCATCGACGGCAGAGAAAACGCTCGACCGCGCCCGCTTCAAGTTGGGCGCCAAAACGAACCGTGGCCTTATCGCCGAAGCCATGCGCCGGGGAATCATCGCTCCCCTTGTGCTGGCGTTATTGGTAGGCGCCGAGCACAACCCGCAGGTTCGCCCGATTCGCCGTCCAGACGCGCCGAGGTCGCAGACGGTAGCTCGGATTCAGCGATTGGAAGAGGCAGGGCTTACAGCATGACGAAAATCAGGATCTCCTCGTTCCCCGAGGAAGTGCAGATAGAGCTTGAGATTCAGGCTGAATCAGCGGGCATGACGCCAGAAGAGTATGCGGCCGAGCTGCTGCATGAGGCCCTGGAAATCCTTCGCAGCGGCGCAATGTCGATCGATGACTTCATCGACACGAGCGACGTGCGAAAGCCGATCGTGCACTGAGACGACTCGGCATAGCGCGCAACGGAGAACGGAACATTCACTTCTGGCCATTCGCAAGAGTGGCCAGCGGGAAGATAACCGGAGGGATTCAACATGATCACGATCAACGGCCAACGGTACGAAGTGCTCAAGTCCTGGCAGATCGAAGTGAAAGGCGACACGCGCACCATCTTCACGCTGAAGAAGCCTCGCGGGAAGAAGCTGTATGAGGCTGTTCTGTACTCGAACAACACTTGGTCCTCGGTGGTTTAGTCGTGAGGCTCTACATAGAGGGCCGAGCGGCTCGCCACGGATGGGCGATCCAGCGGTGCTGGAGTGACGAAGAATGCCGGCGCCTTCCGCTGCCGACGGATGAGGAGATGCGGCCGGCCCGGTTTATCCAATCCAGAGAGCGCGCAATCAAGATTGTGGCGCGCTGGAATCGCAGATTTGCAACGCACTAGTGCGCCTAACCCCACCCCCGCAGCTTGGCGACAGGCTGCAGCGGGCACCCATCAGCACATAGGAGGATGAGATGAGCGAATGGATAAGCGTTGAGGATGACCGAAAGCCGCCTGGCCGGTCAGTGATCTTGGTGGCGGTGAGCTTTGTTCGCTACGGAGAGCATGAAGACGGAACGCTAGACGAGTTCCACGGATGGGCGGTAACCGAAGGCCAGTATCTGCCTAGGCATGGCGAGGCTGGCGACTACTTCGAAAGCTTCAGCAGTCCGCACGGCGACCGCGAGTACATCACCCACTGGCAGCCATTACCCGCGCCCCCGAGCACGCCATGTTAACCGGCCCCGAAGTCCTGATCCTCTGCGCCATCCTCGCAGCGCTGTACATGTGGGATTGGTGGAGAAGGAATTGGAAAGGCTGAACACCGCCTGAACCAACCAGGCCAGACCCCAGGTCTGCGATAACCGTACGGCGCGCGGTGCTGGTAGCGCCATGACCATCAGCTGGAGCCGATCCGGCAGCACGGAAGCTGACTCCTGCCTAGCGCCTGCCGGGAATCGGTAGCAGGCATTCATTCCATCGCCCATCCGGGCAACCGAGGTATCCACCATGAAGCACTACGGACCCATAGGGCGCCGCGAACAGCCGTGCCCGGATGACAGCGTTTCCGCCGTTGTAAACGAGGGGCTTTGCAGTTGGTGCCATTTCGCGAGGATTCAACAATGAAATTCGAGATCGACCTGGACGAATACCTCCTCTCTGTTGAGGTAACCCACTGCCAAGTTGCTGAGCCGGACTATCGATGCCGTGACAGCGCTGACGATTACTACGGATACAGAGAACTGGAATTCACGATCACCAGCGGTTCTGTCTTTGACGAAGACGGAAACGAAACGGAGCTGGATCTGAATGGTTGCGCAGCGGTTGCCGATGAGCACGCGGAGCGGATCGAAGATCGGCTGTGGAACATGATCGACGCCAAGCGGGAGGCAGCATGAAGACCGAAGACACCATTCGCGAGCACTTCAAGCACCTACGCGGCGCCAGGTACGCAGCGACCGCCGACTATCACTGCAACGTGCTGTACGGCTACCTGAAAGCCCTGCGCGACACCGGCCAGATCGAAACGAGCCTTTACCTGCGGATGAATCACGCAGTCACGAAGGCATGGACGCTCAAGACGAAATTCACCGTGAGGACTGCGGCATGAGCAAGGAAGTGAAGCGGTACAACTTCAGCGTGGACGGGGGCGGAGCAGTCCGCGGTTACGAGTCCGAGCATGGGCGCTGGGTGAGGCGCGACGACTACGACGCCCTTCTCGCTGAGCGGGATCGGCTGCGGGAGGCGCTGAATGCCTTGCGGGCCGCCACGCCATCCCTGACGTGCGAGTCATTCCATCATGAGCGACGTGACCTGCATGACCACGACGAAGAGTGCCCGCCATTCGAGCGCTGGATAGCTGCCGCGCTTGCCTGTAATGCCGCCCTGCAAGGAGCCCAGCCATGAACGCCTACGTACTCAAGGAGCTAGCCGGCGCCCTAGGCATCACCGTAGCCGGATCGCTTATCGGAACTCTCGCCTACGTGGCGCTATTGGGGGGTGTGTGATGGATGACCGCGAACTGTTGGAGATGGCGGCAAAAGCGGCTGGCGAGGACGTTGAGTGGCATGACAGCGGCAGTTACTTCTATCGGAAGTCTTGCAACTGGCCTGCAGAGAAAGGTTTCTTCAACCCCCTGCACGATGATGGCGAAGCGCTGCGACTGGCTGTTGAGCTGAGGTTTGACATCGCCATCAACCTATACGGCGTCGACGTATTTTATGGAGAGCTAGACGACTTCATCAGAGAAAGATGCCGAGATGGCGATGCGGCTAATGCAACCCGCCGCGCCATCGTAAGAGCAGCGGCTGCGATCGGGAGGGCCATGTGATGGCTAGCCAAAGACAACGATCCCTGCGCTACGCATGGTGGCGGGGCTTCGCAGTGACCCTTGCACTACTCACCGGCTGGGCTCTCGCTCACGGCCTTGCAGATCGAATCACCAACGGGGCGCCGCTATGAGAACCCTCCCCCTCCCCTACGACACCGGCCCGCACGACGACACCCCATCAGGCCACTCATTCGCAGCGGCGTGGTGGACCCTTTCAGGCTTCGGCGTGCTGGCTGGCGTGCTGCTGATCGGCCTGGCTGGCGAGGCGGCGATCTTCCACCTTTTCGGGTAACACCAACTACTGATCAGGCTGCGCGAGACGCGGCCAAGGAGCCCCTGTGTCTGAGACAAAGACCCATTACCGCAAGGCGTTCGATTCGCCTTACCTGAGCAGCGCCGATCTGGTTGAGCCGATCGTGCTGACCATCAAGCATGTGCGACTCGACACCGACCGCACCAAGAAGACGAAGGACGTTTTCAACACCGCCTACTTCGTCGAGCGCGAGATCCGCCCAGGCGAGCCGCTGAAACCGATGATCCTCAACGCCACGAACAGCAAGACGCTCAAGCAGCTGACTGGCTCGGCGTTCATTGAGGACTGGCAGAACGTGCGCGTCACGATCTACGTCGACCACAACGTCCGCTTCGGCAAAGAGGTGATGGAAGGGCTAAGAATCAGCCCTCACGCCCCGGTCGGTCGGCGCATCGAGCCAGGGACCAAAGCATGGGAGAACGCCAAGGCAGCATACCGCCGCGACGGGAATCTGAATGCCGTCCTTGCAAAGGCTGAAATGTCGGACGAGCACCAGACAATGCTGGTCGAGGAGTGCCAAGGTGAAATGGCATGACATCGAGCAGAACACGGAGGTTTGGCAGGCGCTAAGGACTGGCAAGGCCACGGCATCCAACTTCGGATGCTTCATGGCGAACGAAGGAAAGGCGTTCGGCGATCCAGCGAAGAAGTACGCGCTGCAGATCGCCCTGGAGATAGCCAACGGCAGGAAGGCCGAGTTCAGCTTTTCCAACGAGCACACGGAGCGCGGCCACGAACAGGAGCCAATTGCGCGGATGCTCTACGAAGACGAGTTCTTCGTAGAGGTCGGTAACGGCGGGTTCTTCGATCACGAGACGTACGGAGATTCACCCGATGGGCTTGTAGGGGAAGACGGCGTGCTTGAGATCAAGTCCGTAACCGCAGCAACGCACTACGCGACGCTTCGGCGCGGATCGTTCGATCCAGCCTACCGCTGGCAGCTAATCGGCCACTTGGATTGCACAGATCGATCCTGGGTCGACTTCGCCAGCTACTGCTCAGAGTTCCCCGAGGCGTCACAGCTGATCGTCTACCGGCTGCACAGGCGCGACTTCATCGACGAGATCGAACGACTCCGGGCGCGACGCGCGGAGTTCCTGACTCTTGTTCAACAAACCCTAGACAGCATCCCGAGGTAAGCCATGACTGATCTACTAGGCCAGATAAAGGCCAGGTGTTCGATCGATCAAAATTCGGGCTGCTGGCTATGGCAAGGGTGCATACAGGGCAACGGTTATGGACGCATCCGAAGCCGCGGTCATACGGAGTATGTGCATCGAGCGGCTTATGCTGCTGCCCATGGCGAGCTACCGGCGGGGCTAGATATCTGCCACAGCTGTGATGTGCGCCACTGCTGCAACCCTGCTCATCTTTTCGCAGGAACGAGACGCGAGAACATGCAGGACGCAGTTGCAAAAGGCCGACAAGCTCGCGGCGTACGGCTATCGATCCTGCATCAAGGTGAGCGGTCGACATTCGCAAAACTCGCTAGCTCTGACGTTAACGAAATCAGGCGCAGGCGTGCCGGTGGAGAGAAAACGACAGAGCTGGCCGAAGCGTTTCACTGCTCGCCAGACAACATTAGACGAATCATTAGACGAGACACCTGGAGCCACCTATGAGTCGCGGAGTTAACAAGGTCATCCTCATTGGAAATTGCTGCGCAGACCCCGAAACGCGGTACATGACCAATGGAAACGCAGTGACAAACCTCACACTGGCCACCAACGATAGCTGGAAGGACAAGCAAACTGGGCAGCTGCAGGAGCGCAGCGAATTTCACCGCGTGGTGCTGTTCGGCAAGGTCGCCGAGATCGCCGGCGAGTACCTGCGCAAGGGTTCGCAGTGCTACATCGAAGGCCGCCTGCAGACTCGCGAGTGGGAAAAGGATGGCGTCAAGCGCTACACCACCGAAATCGTCGTCGACATGAATGGCACCATGCAGCTGCTCGGCGGCCGTGGCGGCAGTTCCGATGACGCGCCACGTCAGCCGCGCCCGCAGCGCGAGCCGCAACAGGCTCCGCGTCAGCAGGCTCAGCCGCAGCAGCCGGCCGCACGGCAGCAGCCAGCGCCGGACTATGACAGCTTCGATGACGACATCCCCTTCTAG